CGTTTGCCCCGGTCATCAACGCCAGCAACTCCGATGGCGTAGTGGTTGTGTGCGGCAGCGCGAACTACGCAACAGCGCAGGGTACAACCCTTGCCGCCCTGCTGCCGCCTATCGCCGCCTTCGTCATGGGCGCCACGGCATCAATTGACTTTGGTCGAAAGAATGGCCGGATCACATTTGCGTTCAAGAGCCAAGCCGGCCTGTCTTCGACGGTTGCCGACCAGACTGAAGCTGACAACATCATTGCCAACGGCGGCAACTTCTACGGCGCGTACGCCACGGCAAACCAAGGCTTCACGTTCCTCTTCCCCGGCCAGATTAGCGGCGCCTACGACTTCGCCGATGAGTACGTCAACCAGATCTACTTGAACAGCCAGTTCCAGCTTGAGCTGGTGACTCTGCTCAAGAACATCCCCAGCATCCCGTACAACAACCAAGGCTACGGCCTGATCACCCAAGCCCTGCTTGGCCCGATCCGCGACGCCGTGAATTTCGGATCTATCCGCATTGGCGTGTCGCTGAGTTCATCGCAGGTTGCTCAAGTCAACAACTCGGCTGGCGTGCCTATCGATACGACCCTGTTCAACACGGGTTGGTATCTGCAAATCAAAGACCCTGGCGCCCAAGTTCGCGGCCTGCGCGGCTCCCCTCAGTGCACCTTTTGGTACATGGACGGCGGCAGCGTGCAAAAGATCAATCTCGCATCCATCGTTGTTCAGTAAGGAGCGCAAATCATGGCAAACCTCACCTCTGCCGATAGCGTTCTGACGCTGAGCATCCTCGGGCTGTATCCAGCCCCTCAAACCATCCAGGGCTACGCCACTGACGACGCTTTTGCAAGCGAGTCGGTCAAGCCAGCCGAGGTCATGATGGGCGTTGATGGCCTGATGTCTGGCGGCTTCGTGCCGTTCATGACACCGCTGCACATCACCCTGATGGCCGATTCTCCGAGTATCGACATCTTCGACAACTGGCTGATGGCGATGAAGGCAACGCGCACGCTCTACAAGGGCTTTGCGAACATCATCGTGCCCGGCCTTGGTAAGCAATGGACTTTCACCAACGGCATCCTGACCGATGCCAATGTGATGCCTGACGCCAAGAAGCTCATGCAGCCGCGCAAGTTCTCGATCACGTTTGAAGCCTTCACCTCTTCGCCGCTGATTTGACATGGCCCGCAAAACCATTGACATCACGATCACGGCTGATGGCCGCGACCAAGGCAAGACATTTCGCATCACCGAGATGTCAGCATCGCAGGCCGAGAAGTGGGCCATGCGCGCTTTCCTGGCCCTGGCCAAGTCGGGCGTTGATGTGCCTGATCACATTCAGGCAATGGGCCTGGCTGGCATCGCAACCATTGGCATCAAGGCGTTTGGTGGGCTGTCATGGGATATGGCTGAACCTCTGATGGACGAGATGTTTTCGTGCATCCAAATCGTAATGACGCCCATCGCCAGATCGCTGGTGGAGTCGGATATCGAAGAGGTGTCAACCCGGCTGAAACTGCGATCCGATGTGTTCGAGCTACACACGGGTTTTTCGCAGGCCGTCGCCCGTTGGAAATCGGCTCAAGCGGCGGCCCAAGTGGAAAGCGACTCGCCGAGTACGTCAACGTCCCCAGGGTCATCGGCACAGTGATCAGCAAGAGGCTGGCCACGCTGCACGAGCTGGATACGGTCTACGGGTGTGAAGACCTGTGGGCGCTCATTGAGGTTTCGTCGGTGGATGGCCACAACGAAGCGGTGATGTCAAGGGACTGACCATGGCGAATGTGATTGATGCGCTGTTGGTGACGTTTGGCCTTGACACCAAGGACTTTGAGAAGGGCGCAGGCAAGGCAGAGGGCGCGCTTGACAAGACCAACAAGGCCACGGTCAAGCAGACCAAAGACCTTGAGGCGATGGGCAAGAAGGGCGCTGATGCGCTGAACAAGCTCAAGAATGAGGCGCTGACACTGACAGCTATTTTGCTTGGCGCGTCAGGGATGAAGGAGTGGGTTGCCGGGACAGTCAAGGCGAACATTCAAGCGGGCAACCTGGGTAAAGCGCTGAATATGTCGGTCAACGACATCAACGCTTGGAAGCGTGCCGCATCGGCCGCACTGTCGTCCATGAATTCGGCGCTTGAAGAGTTCAAGCTCAGGGGCACGATTTCCGGACCCCTTGCAGCGTTCGCCGCACTCAAGATCAATGCCCGCGATGCAAAGGGCGAAGTGATTGGCGCGCATGAGGCCATGCTTCGCATTGCGAACAACATGCAAGGACGCACGCCGCAGGATCAAGCGCACATCCTGCAAACGATCATGGGCTTTGGCTCAGGTGCAACACCACTGCTGTCCAAGGGCGCCGCTGACATCCAGACCAGAATTGCAGAAATGCACCGGCTGGGCGACACGACAACGGATGTGCTCAATACGAGCAAAGGGCTGAATGAAGAGTGGGTGAAGTTTCGCGCGGCGGTTGATGGCGCCGCGACATCGCTAGAAAGCCGCATCAACCCATCACTTGCGAACCTCTTGCAAGTGATGCGCAGGGGTGTTGAGTGGGCAAACGGCACAACCCCGCCGCTGAGTGCCGATGATCGCAACGTTGCTGCGCCCGCCGCTGCTGCGGCAAATGCTCCCTCTGCGCCTGGTCAAGATGGTGGGCCAGTCATTCGCGGCCATCACAAAAAGAAGGCGCCCAAGGGCCTCAAGGCTTCGATCATGGCCCAAGGCTGGACCGAGGCTCAAGCAAACGGCATCCTGGCCAACCTCATGCACGAAAGCGGCATGAACCCCGCCGCAGTGGGCGACAACGGCCAAGCCTACGGGATTGCCCAATGGCACCCAGACCGCCAAGCGGATTTCAAGGCATGGGCCGGCAAGAGCATCGTCGGGTCATCGTTGGCCGATCAATTGGGCTTTTTGCAGTACGAGTTGACCAAGGGCAAGGAGCAAAAGGCAGGCAAGGCGCTGCGCGGAGCGAACGATTCGGCAAGCGCGGCAAGCATCATGTCCATGCTCTATGAGCGACCCGCCGATGCCATTGGTCAAGCTGCGGCGCGGGCATCCACGGCTGCGCGCATGCCCATCGGCGCCCGCGCAACCGCTGGCGCATCCGGTGCCCCGGTCGATAACTCGATCCACATCGAGAATGTGACCCTGCAAACCGGCGCAACCAATGCGCAGGCGCTGAGCAATGATCTGCGCGCCAAGGCTGGCCGACAAACCACCGTGGCGCAGGCCACATCAGGGCTGCAACAGTAATGCCATACCCACCGATCCCCATGCCGGATTTCCCGGACGTGCCATCGCTCCCCGGCGTGCCATCGGTGGCCAGGCCCATTGCATCACTGCTTGGCTTGCCAGTGCCGCGCGTGCGGATTGACCAGGCGCAACTGCCAGAGCCTACCAAGCAAGTGTGGGGTGTGTTCGATGCGTCGGGAGTTCTGATCGCGCAGGCTGACACTTTCATGGGCATGGAGTACCGCAGCGAAAGCCGCATCTCTGACTACCCGCAAGAGGCTGGCGCGTTCGCCTCCTACAACAAGGTGGATGTGCCGTTTGATGTGCGCGTGCAGTTGGCAAAGGGCGGCACAGAGAAGGACAGAACCGACTTCATGGATGCACTGAACACCGCCAAGGCTTCGCTCGACCTGTTCAGTGTGGTGACGCCAGAGAAGACGTTTGTAGGCGTAAACCTAACTGGCATTTCGGTTCGCCGAGACGCATACCAGGGCGCGAACGTGCTGGTGGTGGACATGAGCCTGAGAGAAGTTCGCATCACCGGCAAGGCTACCGGCTCAAACACTAAGGCCAAGTCTGGAGCTTCGCCCGTAAATGGCGGTGCCATCTCGACGCAGACGCCAACTGCCGCGCAGGCTGCGGCAACCAAGGTCCACTGATGCTGATCGTCCCATTGACCTCCGTTGCATCGCAGACGGTGCGCATCAGCCTGGGTGGGCAGTCTTGCAAGATCAATGTCTACGAGAAGTCCACCGGGGTCTATCTTGACCTGCTGGTGAATGACTCGCCCATCATCACCGGGCGGTTGTGCTTGAACGATACCAAGCTGGTGCGTGACGCCTACCTAGGATTTGTGGGTGATCTGGCATTTTTGGACACGCAAGGATTGAGTGACCCGACAAGCGATGGCATCGGTTCGCGGTATGTGCTGATGTACTTGGAAGCGAGCGACCTGTGAGCTTCAAGAGGCGACAGATTGACGTGACCTTCAAACTTGGCGAAGGCCAGTTTGGCGAAAGTGGATTCGACACCGTGAAGCTGTCCGGGCTGCGCTGTCAGGTGGATATCGCCCTGGCTGGCGGCATCTCCAAGGGTGCGCTGAACCTGCGCGCCTATGGCATGACGATGGACATGATGAACAAGCTCGCCAAGATTGGGCGCCAGATAAACGACGTGCGCAACAACGTGGTGAGCATTGAGGCCAGCAACGACACGGGCGGCATGTCCAAGGTGTTTGAGGGGTCGATCTTCATTGCGTGGGCAGACTTCAATGGCGCCCCCGATGTGTGCATGAACATCGAAGCTGCTGCGGGCTGGTTTGAGGCGAACAAGCCGATTGAGGCATCCAGCATCAAGGGCGGCATGAAGGTGGCTACTTTCATCCAAGGTCTGGCCCAAAGCATGGGGATGGACTTTCAGGGCAATGGCGTGCAAGCCATGTTACCCACCTCTTACTTCCCCGGCACTGCGTGGGACCAACTGCTTGCTGCTGTGCAGATGGCTGGCATCAACTACAGCTTCGACAAGACAAACAACGTCATTGCGATTTGGGAGAAGGGCAAGTACCGATCCGGCTCCATTCCCGTCATCTCCCCTGAAACCGGCTTGATCGGCTACCCCAAGTTCAATGACCAGGGCATCACCCTAACGACCGAGTTCAACCCTGACATCGTGAGTGGTGGGTTGATCGAAGTGAAGACCAGCCTAGAGCCTGCTGCGGGCTTTTGGATCGTCAACCTGATTTCAACGAACCTCTCCAGCGAGATGCCTGGCGGGCCTTGGTTCACCACGATGGAGTGCAGCCGCTATGACCAGCCCGTCATCAAGTCAATCTGAGGGCTATCACGGTCAGGCTGAGGCCACATCGCACGGCTCCGACCTCAACGCTATGGCGTTCGTGTTTCAGATGCTCATGGGCAAGGTTCGCACGGCCATGTTGGTCAAGGTCAAGGCTGTGACGAACAGCGGCGGCGTGTCGCCAGTTGGCACAGTGGATGTGCAGCCGATGGTCAACCAAGTGGACGGCGCAGGCAAGGCTGTGGCTCACGGCACGGTTTACGAGATTCCGTACTTTCGGCTTCAGGGTGGCGCGAACGCTGTGATCCTTGACCCTCAAGTGGGTGACATCGGTGTGGCCATCTTCGCGGATCGAGACATCTCAGCAGTCAAGGCAAGCAAGGCCATATCGAACCCCGGCAGCTTTCGCCGCTTTGACATGGCTGATGGCCTATACATGGGCGGCTTCTTGAATGGCACGCCAAGTCAGTACGTGCAGTTCTCAAGCGCAGGCATCAAGCTGCACTCGCCTACGGCCATCATTTTGGATGCACCAGACATCCAGATCAACGGCGCTACAGCCATCACCGGCGGGCTGACAAACAACGGCGTGAACGTGGGCAGCACGCACACGCATGGCGGCGTTCAAACCGGCTCAGGCAATACGGGGACACCAAGCTGATGGAAACATTGCTGCTTGATCGCACGACGTGGGACTTGTGCCTTGACACAAACGGGAACATTGCGCTTGCGCGCAACCCCTATTCGCGCGCTCAGGACGTGGCCAGCGCCTGCCGGTTGTTCGCAGGAGAGCTTTGGTATGACACGAGCAAGGGCATTCCGTACTTCGCTGATGTGCTGGGCGAAATGCCGCCCGCTGCGCTGTTCAAGGAATACGAAGTTCAAGCGGCTTTGACCGTCCCTGGCGTGGTGTCCGCTCAATGCGTGATTACCTCATTCACGGCGCGGACCTTGGGCGGGCAAATCCAATTCATTGACGTTGACGGCGCGGCGCAGAACGTCAGCTTCTAGGGCACCACATGACAGCAACGACAAGCGTGCCGAGCATCACGTTCGGCGCCAGCGGCATTCTTTTGCCCCAAGAATCCGACATCTTGAACGGCGCATTGGCCGACATGAATGCGGCCTTTGGTGGCGATCTGAACCCGGCACTTGAAACCCCACAAGGCCAGATTGCATCAAGCCTGACCGCCATCATTGGCGAAAAGAACGACCAGATCGCCTACATCACAAACCAAGTTGACCCCGCCAATGCGCAGGGCCGGTTTCAAGATGCCATTGGGCGCATTTACTTCATTGAGCGCAACCCAGCAGAGCCAACGGTTGTGCAAGTGTCGTGCATGGGCTTGGCATTGACCGTCATCGCAGTGGGCGCCAAGGTCAAGGGCGATGACGGCAACATCTACGCATGCACGCAGGCGGGCACGATCCCGGTTGGCGGCACGATCACACTGCCATTTGCGAACCTGACGGCTGGCCCGCTTGCGGTTCCTGGCGCAGTGTCTATTTATCAGACCATCACCGGGTGGGATTCGGCAACGCTGGTCAGTGGCGTAGTGGGATCTGACGTTGAGTCTCAGTCTGACTTTGAGATTCGCCGCCGCGCATCGGTTGCCCTCAATGCCCACGGATCGCTGGCCAGCATCAAGGCGGCAGTATTGCAAGTGTCTGGCGTGCTGGACTGCTACGCAACCGAGAACTTCACCGGCTCCGCAGCGACAAAGGGAGCCACATCAAAGAGCCTGGCTGCTCACTCGCTTTATGTAGCGGCGGTGGGCGGATCGGATGCAGATGTGGCTGCGGCCATTTGGTCAAAGAAGGATGTCGGCTGCGACATGGTGGGCAACACCACCGTGACCGTGACGGACTCGGAGGGCTACAGCCCGCCATACCCCACCTACGCAGTGACGTTTCAGCGGCCATCTACCGTGCCCATCAAGATCGCGGTGGTGCTGGCGGCCAATGCAGCCATCCCAGCGAACTATTCAGACCTGATCAAAGCCGCACTGCTTTCGGCCTTTGTGGGTGGCGACGGTCTTCCCCGTGCGCGCATCGGCTCGACCATCTTCGCCAGCCGCTTCTATTCGCCCGTGGCCGCGCTTGGATCGTTCGCCCTGATCAAGTCCATCTTGGTTGGCACATCGTCGGCCACGCTCAATTCAGTGGACGTAGGCATTGACCAAGTGCCGACCCTGGCCGCTGCTGACATTGCGGTGTCGAACACATGATCAACTTTGAGCAAACCGTGATCAGTCAGTATGCAAACAGCCCCGCGCTGCTGCAACTGATTCGTGGCATGAATGATTGCATCGACCCGCGCGCCGACATTGATGCGTTCTTCGACATGGTTTGGAACGTGGACACGGCGCAAGGCTTTGGGCTCGACATCTGGGGCCGGATTGTGGACGTTGGCCGCGTCATGCAACTGCCGTCCGATGGCGCGCAGTTTGGCTTTGCTGATGGCTTCTACCCATTCGGCAGTGCGCCATTCAGGGGCGAGGGCTCCGCATCAACTTCGGCTTATGTGCTTGGCGACAACGCATACCGAACGCTGATCATGGTCAAGGCCCTGGCCAACATCTCAGCGGCCACGGCGCCCGTGATCAACAAGCTGCTGCGCAACCTGTTTAAAGGGCGGGGCAATGCCTATGCCGTTGACCTGGGCGGCATGTCCATGAGGTACGTGTTCGGCTTCTACCTCAAGCCCTACGAATTGGCCGTCTTGCAGCAGTCGGATGCGCTCCCTCGCCCCGCTGGCGTGAGCGTGAGCATCTCCAACGGCGCCACCGACAAGACCCTTGGTTTCTCTCAGGCCAACGGCCTGTATCCCTTCAGCGAAGGCACCTTCCATGCAGCTTAGTCAACTCCCATTGCGGATCATTCAGGCGTTTGCAGACGCCGGGTCCAAGAACACCATCCCCGCAGCATCGCAAATCGGCGTGGTAGATGGCCGCGCGTCGCTCAACGATGGGTTCCCGCCATTGACCATGACCCCGCTCACCAGCGGCGGTGTGCCTCCAAGCGGCTTGGACGTGAACGGCATCCTCAACATGGTTTCGGCATGGAACCGTTGGCAAAGTGCTGGCGGCGGCGTGCCGTACAACAGTGCGTTCGCTGCTGACGCCAAGGTGGGCGGCTACCCCAAGGGCGCCCGCGTGCTGCGATCTGATGGCACGGGCTATTGGCTCAACCAGGCCGACAACAACACGACCGATCCCGATGCGGGCGGCGCCGGCTGGGTTCCTGACGTGAACTACGGCATGGCCACCGTGAGCGCAACAGGCGGCACTGTGACGCTCACGGCGGCCCAGTACGCCAAGAACATCATCAACATCACCGGCACGCTGACCAGCAACGCGCAGATCGTGTTCCCTGCCATCGTGGGTGAGTGGGTGGTCGTCAACAACACGTCAGGCGCCTTTACGCTGACGTGCAAGACGGCATCCGGTGCCGGCACCGATGCGCCACCATCAACGCCAACGCTGGTCTATTGCGACAGCACATCTGTTTACCCGGCGCACCCAGTCGCTGGCCGATTGATCGGTGTGCGCGTTTACACCACCGCGAACAATGGGCAGACGCACACACCGACACCTGGCATGTCGTTTTCCATCGTGGATGTCCAGGCGCCCGGTGGTGGCACTGGCGGCGCACCGGCTACCGGATCATCCTATTCAGGCTCTGCCGGTAGCAGCAGTGGCGCATACGCAAAATGCAAGCTGACTGCTGCGCAAATTGGCAGCGGCCAGATTTTGACAATCCCTGCTGGCGGCGCAGCCGGCGCGGCGGGCTCAACAACTGGCGGCAATGGCAGCACAGCTAGCTTCGGTTCGCTGATTTCCTGCCCCGGCGGAAAGGGGACAAGCAGCTATGGCCCTACTGCGATTGCAGTTAACATAACCTCTGGGGCGCTCGCTGCTGGCACCCCATCAGTCAGTGGAACGGTAATAGCCATGTCGTCCGGCAACGTTGGCGGCGCCGCAATCGGCACCATCGGTGGTGGCGTCATGGGTGGCGCACCGGGCGCCTCTATATGCGGTGACTATGGCGTTGGCGCATACGGCGCAGCCATTGGCTCATCGTCTTCCGCTATCGCTGGAAATGCTGGCGGGGCGGCCCTGATTACCGTGTTGGAGTTCGCATGACCATGAAAACCTACGCACGCATCAATGACGGCATCGTGGCCGAGCTGTTGGCAACGGATGGCGATATCTCGCAGATGTTCCACCCGGCGATTGTCTGGGTGGATGCCGGAAGCACAGTGGCTGTTGGCGACCTCTACAGCGGCGGCGCTTTCTCAAAGCCAACCATACCCGCGCCGACAGAGGCCCAACTTGAGGCAATGGCTGGCGCTGCCGTCACGTCAATGTTGGATGCACTGGCCAACTCATGGGGCTATGCGGACTACAAATCAGCCCGCACCTACAAGGGCGATGTGAGCGCCAAGTACAACGCCGAAGGCGCCGCTATTGCCAACTTTGGCAGCGCGTGCTTTGCGTACCTTGACAGCATCAAGGCTGGCACACACCCACGCCCCACCGACACCGCATCCCTGCTTGCTGCACTGCCTGCCAAGCCCACTCGCCCGGTGGTGTCGTGATGCTCAAGCTCGCCGCATTCCTCTATGTTTTCTGGCTGCTGTTCGTGGCGGCCATGAACATCTACCGCGTGCAGCTTGCCCATGGATTGACGACCACGATCCGTGTGTTTGCTGCGCCGGTTGTTTTGGCCGCGTACCTTGTGGACGTGATCGCCAACATCTTCATCGCTTCGGTGGTGTTCGCCGAGTTGCCGCGCGAGTGGCTGGTGACAAGTCGCTTGCACCGCTACCTGACCACGCACACAGACTGGCGGTTCAAAGCCGCCAAGTGGCTTTGCTCTCAATTGCTTGACCCGCTCGACCCGACCGGCAAGCACTGCGAATAAGCAGCGCCGCACACAACCCAAGCCCGCTTCATGCGGGCTTTTTATTTGGGGCAACGTATGACCATCCCAATCTGTCAGGTCAGCGTCACGCTGGTGGCACCAGACGGCGGCGCGCTATCGGGCGTGAAGATCACCGCGCGACTCACCGCGCCCATCGCCTACCAAGGCTTGATCGTTCCGATCCCATACAGCAAGACGACCAACCAGGCCGGCCAATGCGTGCTGTCTTTGTGG